ATGGCTGCTAACACGATCAAAGGTCGCGTTACCGCATCAACGGGCGTTCCTGAAGATATTACGCCAGCTTCGCTAACCGAAGAAACGGCACCGGCAGCAGGAGATTTCTTGTTAGGCTGGGAATCAGGAGGCGGTATTCGCAAATTTGACGTTGGTGATTTGCCAGGAGGAGGCGGAACACCTGGAGTAGTTAACACCGAGTTGCAATTCAACAACTCAGGAGCCTTTGGAGGTGCGGATATTCGTTGGGTTGATCCATATTTGGAGATGCCAATTGATGGAACCGTTGCGACAAGGGCAAAAATTGGAATGCAGTCTGGAGCCGATAATGGCCCTTATACAGCTAACGCTGGAAATTTACTAACATACGGTGGCGACGGTGGATCGACACCACAAAGTCCAGGAGGTGGGTCTGGGGGTTCCGGTGGAGAAATTAAAACGTATGGCGGAAACGGTTTTACAAGTGGCGAGCCTGGAGGTGACTACAGTGGAGGTACCGGCGGTTACATTCACACATACGGAGGAGACGCAACAGATGGATTAAATGGTGATCCAGGGGGCTATATTAATACGAGCAATGGCGGCGGAAATATTGATACCAGCAATAACGGAGGATCAATTATAACAACAGGCACAGGTTCAATTGGGTTTGGTGGACCATCTACTCGCACAACTCTCAACGGAACAGCCACATCAAACCAAACCATATCTTTACCAGACGCTTCTGGAACTTTACTCTTACAGAATGGCGCACTTGGAACTCCATCTAGCGGAACGCTCACGAATTGCACTGCATTGCCACCAGCTGGTCAGACTACTGCTGGCAGGACATTTTCCATTGGCTTCTCTAAGGATGGCGGAGGATCAACATTGTCACCATCAACTTTATCTACGGCAATTACAGTACCATACGCAGCGACAATTACTGGCTATTCATTGTCTGCCGACACTGGAACTTTTACAGTTACATTTTGGAAGATTGCCAATGGAACAGCAATCCCGACTATTGCTAATGTAATCAATACCAGTGGCCTATCGCTTTCTACTGGAACACATGTCCGCTCATCAACCACTTCTGATTTTACAACACTAGCCATTGCTGCTGGCGATGTAATTATGTGCGCTATTACAGCCGTTTCAGGTGCTACCTGGATGACTGCTCAAATTGAAATTACAAAAAACTAAAATGAATCTACCAGAAGCCTCTCAATACGTTTCGGATCACGTTCGACCTCTTGCCGAGTTTGCTCGTGATTTTATCATTCGAGCAACCCCAGTAATTCAAAAGTGGTCTAGCATTGAACCACTGCTTGGCAATGATGATGAAATAATTGAAGATGGAAGGGGTGCTGAAGGTGTTCAACCATTAACATGCGGACAGGTTAGGGCATTCATCAATATCATCTCTGGTTTGAATTTTTCAGGAACATTTGATGTAATATCGACACCATGCGTTCGCGAACCACTAAAGCTGGACTAAATCATGCCATACACTGAATTTTACTGCGATACAGCTACTGGCGGCAATGTAAATGCTGGCGATGATAAGCCTGTCATTACCAGCACAAATGGCGATTGGGGCATCGCAGCTCCAAATCGTTTCACAGCAGCTTTTGGCGCAACTCCTTTTAGCAGCGTAAGCGTTGGAGATTTTGCCAGTATTTATGTAGATGGTGCAACTGTGACTGGTTACGTTGGTCGAGTAACAGCAGTTAATGGTGGAGGAGCATCACTTGATATATCAAGCACAGCTAAAAGTGGAACGGCACCAACAAATAGCGCAATATTACGGTCGTGCACAGTTGGTGGAAAATGGAAGGGTCCAAATGGAACAAGCGGATTCCCATTCGGGTTTGTTGCTGGAACCATGACAAATGTAAGCGCTCATCCATTAAGGGTTAATTTCAAATCAGGAACCAATTACTCAATAACAGCAGCGATGACTCATAATGTCGCTGGTCCTACAGTGTTCCAGGGATACACAACAACAGTTGGAGATGGTGGAAAGGCTACGATTAATGGCGGAAATACTGGAGCAAGTTACACATTGCTAAATAATACATCTGCTGGAAACCAATATATTGATCTTATATTTGCAAACAACGGAGCCACAGGAATTGCAACTTTAGTTTCTTTTCTTTCAAACGCTGGAAATCAAATCAAACAATGCGTTTTTACAGGCTCTCGCGGCATAGGTCTGCAAATTGGAGTTGATGCTTGTCAGGTTATTGAATGTGAGAGTTATGCTTGCAATGCTGGCAATCAATCGACCTACGGTGCATTTTTTAGCAGTAGCCCAACTGTATTTGAGAGATGTATTGCACATGATAATACAGGATCAAACACTGCTGGATTTTCAGTTACTGGATCGACTGCTAATTTTATAGACTGTATTTCAGATACTAATGGAGGCATAGGATTTAACATCTCCACAGCCTATGCTTATTTTAATGGTTGTGTATCATATAATAACACAAGCGATGGAATAAGACAGAGTTTGAATGCTGCACTACCAATTAATATAACTAACTGCATTTTGGTAAAAAATGGAGGATATGGGATCAACTTAGCTGGTAACGCTAGCCGTGTGGGAGGAATCAATAATTGTGCTTTTGGCGCAGGAACACTTGCTAATACTAGCGGTCAAACAAATGCTATAGGCGCTGTTTTTAACACGGGTCCAGTAACGCTTTCCTCCAACACCTCTCCGTGGGTTGAGGAGGCAACTGGTAACTTTAGATTGAATTCCGCAACTGGAGGTGGTGCCGCATGTAGAAATGCAGGAGTTGGAACATTTACTCAAACCGCAGCAAGTTACTCTGGAACATTGAGCTATCCATCTATTGGATCAACAGAACCATTAGTAACTTCTGGCGGCGGTGGGGGATCTTCTTCTTTTATCGGTTAATCGCATTTATGCCAATTGAATTTTGATTGATTTGTGAACCAAACACTACAAGGTATCAACAATGCCAGGACAACTACAAACACTGTCGGTTCCGCCACCTGTTAGCGTTCCAACGCTGCTGAATGCTATTCGTGTTGGATTGGTAAATCTTAATAACCCAGGAACGATCACCTATGATCCACTGGCTGTTCCGCCGCCTCCAGTGAGCGAACAGACGCTTTACTACGCCATCTACAATGCAGCAGGAGGGGAAATTCAATCCTAATTATGGCTGGCGTCCCGTCAGGCCATTCAAACCATTCTCGCTGCCAAGTTCGGCATCACTTTGGCATGATACGCTATATTCCATCTTTTGCCGCCGAACCTTTAAGCCAAGCCAAGCGTGGGCAGCACTTGGTCGTCTATGACGCTTTTCCCCAGTTCTTCAAAGACATGAGTAAAACGCACGAGCAAATGGTTGCTGCTGGGTTGCTTGAAAAACAAAATTAATTAACAAACCATGAGCCACGACGAATCTCTCGCCATTGACGAACTTCGCAAAACCATCCGATGGCTTATTGGTGGCGTCATTGGACTTTTGAGCGGTGCCGCTGGCGTAGGCGGATGGGTAGCAACGCAAGAAGGTCGAATTTCAAGTCTTGCTGAGGCGGATAAAATCTCTATTACAGATCGTTCTGAAATGCGTGGCGAACTGAGGGCGCATTCATCCATCATCAATGCCATCCAAAAGGACTCAGCCGTTCAATCGCGAGATCTGCAATACATTCGCGAGGCGGTGACGGAGATTAAGGAGTCCATGAAAAAACCTTAATTTATGTGGCCGTTCACCTCCAAGCCTAAGCGACAACTTCGCTGCCTAAACGGGGCCACGGTTCATTCGCTAGTAGTGCAAGCACTTGAGGGAAAAACGCTATCTAATTTCAAATTCCTCATGCAGAAGGGCATTATGGCTTGCCCGTCTAAGCCAATGCTGCGTAAGGTAGCAGATCAAGCCTATAGACCTTGGCAAGAAAACCTGTGGGAGTGCGAGGACCAAGCTCGTGCAGTTGTTCATCAAGCACAGCTTGCTGCTGCTAAAGAAGGATGCTCTTGGGCTGTAGGAACACTTCGTGCCAATGCTCCTGAAGGATCAAGCCACGATCTCCATGTGTTCGTCTGGGCTATCCTTGATTTGCCAGAAGGTCTGCAATTTACTTTGTTCGACCCTACTGCCGACGACTGGGCTGATGTGCCTGATCTTTCTGGCGTGGACTACGCACTGACATGAATATGGAACCAAACATGAAGCCTCGCATTGCCCTATTCAATGGCGATGGAATGGTGTCCTGGCTTATCAAAAAGCAGACGCGCTCAAAGTATTCACATGCGGCGATGCTTATTCCAGGCACCACAAATCGCATTATTGAATCGCGAGAGTTCAAAGGAGTCAGGCTCCACACTCTGGATGAATCAGATAACCGACTGATCGACTGGTTTGCCATCCCAAGCATGAGCGATGAGGATTACAATCACGCCATTAGCCTATTCTTGGGCCAGCTTGGCATGCCATACGACTACTGGAGCGTTGCTCGATTCGTCACCAAAAAGCCAGCGCGAGAGAATGGCAAATGGTTCTGCTCCGAAGCAGTTCATAAAATGCTAGCGGATGCTGGAACTCGTCTACTTGTTCGCATTCCTTCAGCAGAAGTTTCTCCTGCCCACTTGGGCATTTCACCACTACTTGTTCAAGTTGCCGCACCATGAAATACCTCTCACTTATCCTTGTCGTCTCAACACTGTCTTCCTGCTCGATTACAGACTCATCCAACGTAAAGCGCATCGCTGTGGCTGGAGGAGTCGGTTATCTCACTGGAGGTCAAGCTGGCGCTATTTCCGCTGCCGCTGCTGAGTTTGGCAGAACCAGCGCAAAATCTCCTCGCAATATTCAACCATGAGTTTATATTTAACCGCTAATGAGTTTATAGGATTTAGTTTTGCAGTGGTATCCATATCAGTCTGGGCGCTAATAGTTTCAGTAAAACCATAAAATATACCAAATGAAAAAACCAACAAAGCCATCCAAAACAGTCAAGAAAGCCGTCAAAACACAAGGCAAAGACACACTGTCCTTCCTTGGCATCCCATACGGGAAGATTCCCAAAGGAATGAAGAAGTAAACCATCAACACCTATCCTCGCGATATGAAAAACTGGTCCACCGCTGTTCATGAAACCCAGGAGATTCGCCACAAGAGGACTGTGGCCGACTTTGAGAGTGAGCGTAAAAAGCTGCTCAACGTCATTTCAGAAAAGGACAATCAGCTTAATATCGCACTTGGAATCGGTGGCGTGAAGCCTGTTGCTTCCAAGATCAATGCGGTCAGCGATTTTGACTCCGAGGCAACTTTTGTAGCCGTTGCATCAGATTGGCATGTCGAGGAAACGGTTGAAGGAAAAACCATCAACAACCTCAACGAGTTCAATCTTGATATTGCTGAACAGCGAATCAACCGCTTCTGGAACTCGATTGTTCGTATGGCGAAGATTCAACGCCATGGTGCCAAAATTGATCGCCTTGTACTGATTTTGGGTGGCGATTTAATGACTGGCTACATCCACGAGGAACTGTTGGAAAATAACGCCTTGTCTCCAACTCAGACAGTGTTGTGGCTTCAAGATCAGATCGCCAGTGGGATTGAATTGCTGTCCAAGCACTTTGGAGAAATTGTGATTCCATGTTGCTACGGGAATCATGGACGCAACACTCGCAAGCCACGTCATGCTACAGGCGCTGCCAACAGCTACGAATGGATGCTTTACAAAACAATGGCGAAGCATCTTGCCGACAAGGCTTCTTGGCACGTTTCTGACGGCTACCATTTGCTTCTGGACCTCTATGGCAAAACACTCCGTATTCATCACGGAGACGGCTTGCAATACCAAGGTGGAGTTGGTGGGTTGACCATCCCAGTTGAGAAGGCCATTTCCTCGTGGAACAAAGGTGTTCCAGCAGACCTAGACATCTTTGGTCATTGGCATCAAAGCCAGCAAAATCCTAAGTGGGTATGCAACGGGAGCTTGATTGGCTTCAATGCTTACTCCATCGCTATCAAGGCACCTTACGAGCCACCATCACAGACTGGCTTTATCTTTGACAAGCGATACGGAAGAACGGTCACGTTCCCAATCTTTGTCGATTAACAACCATACCACAAAACCAAATGAAATGGCAAAAGGCTATCGACAAGATCAATGCTGAAAAGTATTGCATTCCACATGGCTGGGATACCAAGGAGCATATTGCCGAAGAGCTTCAATGTTCTCCCGAAAGAGTACATGACATGCTGAAAAGCGGTGTCTCATCTGGAGCATTTGAGTCCCAAGACTTCCCAGTTTGGGACGCTAAACGTCGCATGACAACTCGCGTTCGTTGTTACCGTCAGAAGGTTGAAACCAATGCTGATTCTTCACTTGAAGATCGAATTAAGGCTTCCCTTGCTCGCAACCCAAATAAAACAAGCTATCAAATCAAAAACAATATTCGTGGGGCCACCATAGCAATGGTTGATAGCATCCGCCAAAAACAGTGAAGGTTACTTCAATAACCGTTAAAAAGCGAAAGCTGGGCCGTCACAAGGCTTTAGGTCTTGCTTACGGCAACGGTAATATTGAGATTGACGAGCGTTTATGCGGGCAGCATCATCTCCGCATTCTCATCCATGAATTCCTCCATGAGTGGGAATGGATTCTGCCAGAGGAAGTTGTTGATACACTCAGCAGCGATCTGGCTAAATTCCTTCACAAGCACAACGCCCGTATGATTGAGGAAGACAAATATCCATGATCCAAGATTTCTCTATCGCGCAGGTTTCTATTCTTGCGATAACCGCCATCTGCCTGCTTGTTTGGGGTATCATCATTGTTAGCTCTCCAAAAGTATGAAACTATCAGAAGCACTCGTTCAAGTAGCACTCAAAGAAGTCGGAGTCACAGAGGTCAATGGCACAAATTGCGGACCTCGCGTTGATGAGTACAAGGCGTCCACTTGGCTTAATCCTAAGGTTGGTTGGCCGTGGTGTGCAGCTTACGTTTGTTGGTGCTTCCGCGAAGCTCTGGTACTAGCTGGAATTAAGGAAACCAAGACATTTAAGCGTCCAAGGACAGCAGGAGCATGGGACTTCGAGAATTGGAGTCGTGAACAAGACGAATCAACACATACGAAGAAGCCGCATAAAGGCGACATTCAGGCTGGTGATATTTTGATTTTTACATTCAGCCACATTGGAATTGCTCTCTCATCTCCTGACAAAAATGGCAACATCAAAAGTATTGAGGGGAATACAGATGGTGCTGGAAGCCGTGAAGGTGGCGCTGTTCTCAAAAAGACTCGCCATATCTCAAAGATTCGCAGTCGAATCCGCATCATGGTATGACTGACTTTGAAGTCATCAAAAACCAGTTTGAGTCACGCGCTAAGTGCCGTCATGGCAACTCGCCAAAGATCAACCACGATGGCTGTACTTGGATTGAATGCAAGCCAGAAGGCTGCAAGTGCATGACAGTAGATGGAGATGGCATTCCACTTAGCCGTTTTCTAGCTGAGTGGGTAGAGAAGTTTGGTTAATCACTCCAGACCTTCGTGCTTGCCCAAGTATTTGGGTTTGTAGGATGGAGTTATTTTCGCTGTCATGCAGACGCCATTTTGCCCCTTGAAGAACTGAATCTCATAGTTTGAACAAAGCCCGTGTTCAATATTTCGCCTGATCAAAGGAGCGGCAAACTCTGGCTCAAATACAGTCGCTTGCAGCATCGTCAGCGCATCCTCAATAGTCTCAACTTCATGGTTCATAATTTTGCAGATATGACATCGTAAATTGACTTATCGCAAGTCACTTCTGCAACCTCTGCCCAAAGAGCGGCCTTGGCCTTCTAAAGACCACCTGCTTTACCTCAATCTTTGGTTGGGGTATATCGTGATGAACCCTGCGAGTTGCGTTCCAAGCATGGAATTGGCTGGATGTCATAACATCTTTACTGCATAGACAACAACCTTGCCACAGAGATCGCCCGTTTTTATAGCAAGTTTGGCAGATGTTCATAGATCATATAGTCTTGAAACTTATCAGTTCTGAACTACCCATTCAACAGATATGAAACAGAAGCCCCAAAAATCTCGCGTCGTCCAACTAACGCGAGGACCAATCGAGACGTATGGCATCAAGTTTGATCATCAATTCGGCAATCAACTGGATGTCGAGTTGATCTTCCTCAAGTGTCCAACGGGTTCGTTATTCGGTTGGAAAGGCGATAAAAACCCACAAGGAAAGCCTGCGTGGATTCATTTCGTCAACGCAGTGAACCTCATCTGGAACTACCCAGGAAGTAGGACTCCGTTCATGTGGCATCCTTGGGCGATCAAGATGGCAAAGGCTGCATTTGAAAACAAGCGTCTCGCGATCTCATCGGGTGGTTCTGGCGGCAAGACTGGCTTGTTCGCCGTTTACTGCCTCGTTTGGTGGTTGGCAAATCCATACAAGAACGTCGTTCTCGTCAACACTACGACTATCAAGGACTCGATGGGACGTATTTGGGGCCAGATCACTCGTTACTTCAACGGCATGGCTGGAGCACCTCCTGGCAAGTTGGTTGAGTCTTCTCACTGCATCAAGTCGATGGACTTAAATACCGGCGTTGTGATGGACGAGTACGGCATCCGCTTGTTTCCAGGTGAGCAAAGCAAAGCCGCTGAATCCTCACGCGCCATTCGAGGTCAGAAGCATGGCCCTGGCGGTAAGCTCATTGTTGTTCTGGACGAGTGCGCTGAACTTTCGCCATCCATCATCAATACGTTCGAGGAAAACTTGACCCAGAACCCGAATGTCCAGCTTATCGCTCTAGCCAACGCCAATTCGCCATTCGATACCTTTGGGCAGCTTTGTGAGCCTATTCCTGGAGGATGGGATAGCTACAACCCAGATTGGGACGAGTGGAAAGGGAAAGGCGCTCACGTCATCCGAATCAATAACGAGACATCGCCAAACATCATTGAGGGCAAGGTGATCTACCCGTTCTTGATGACTCGCGAGATGTTGGAAGAAAAGCGAGAGAAGCTAGGCCAGCATACAAGAGCTTACTGGCGTGGTGTCCTTGGTGCGTTCCTTCTTGATGGAGACGATGACAATATTTATTCGCCAGCTGAAATCATCAAGACACCAAAGGATTGCGTGTGGCAGGGGATTCCAACGAAGGTGTGTGGCATCGACCTTTCCTATACCAGTGGTGGCGACAAAACGGTAATGACTATTGGCTCTATTGGCATCTGCACTGATGGCAAGAAACGACTCAAGTTTGAGCGCCATATCCTTCTCAATGACGATGCCAGCAAACGCGACGTTGACCGCACTACGCAGCTTA